TCGGCGAACACCTCGGCCAGCGTGCGCGCATCGAGTATGCGCTCAGCCCATGCCTCCAGCTGCGAAGACGTTGCGCTGTCCAGCCGCAGGCGGGTGCTCGGCGTAATGGGGCCAAAGCGCCGGGCGAGCTGGCGCTCCAAGAGAGCGGCCTCGCCCTCAAACTTGCCTTTAAGCTTGCCTTCGAGTTCGCCTTCGAGCTTGCCTTCGAGCTTGCCTTCGAGCCTACCCTCGGCCATGGCCTGCGCAGCAGCTTCGGCGGCCGCTTCAGCGGCGGCGCGCTTGATCAGGCGCTTAATATTGGTTTCGAGCATGTGGGTAATCTCCAGCAGGTTGTCGGTTTGGTCCAGTTCGGGCAGCTGGGGCAGTGTGTGGCCGCTGCGGTGGCGCAGCCATTCGATCAGCGCTTGGTCGATAAGTGCCTTGCGCGGTGAGTTGGCCACCGTCTGGCCAAAGTGGCGTATGGCTAGTTTGACATCTTCTAGGCTCCCGGCTGCGCGCTCGACCAGAAAGAGCGCAGCCATGACGCGCTGCAAGCCGATCAGATATTCGGGGCTGAATTGCCCTTCATCGAGCAACCAAAATTTGAGCCTAGGCTGAAAGGCGCTCAGCACGGCTGGGTGCGGCTCAATGAGGTCAAAAACTTCGGGGCTGTGGCGCCAGCGTTTGTCGCCATTGTAGAGCACGATGGGCAGCACCGGAGGCAGGCCGTCGCCGCTGGCTTTGAGCTTGATGGCTTTGCTGCGCAGCAAGTGATCATAGAGCGCGGCCACGTACTGCAGCATGCGCACCGGCATGGCGCGGTCGATGCGGGACTGGAATTCGAGCAGCAGGTAGAGGTAAACGCGCTGGCCGCTGAGCTTGACCGACCAGACCACGTCGTCTTCGCGCTGCTTCATGGCGGGGGTGACGAAGCTGGCGTTCTCTCGGCGCAGGGTGTCGTATTCGAGCAGTTCGCTCACGCCCGGTGGGGCAAAGACTTCGAGCAACTCGCGCACCAACTCGGCGTGCGAGAACAGGAATTTGTAACCCGTGTCGTGAGGGTGCGGCATGGGGGGATTGTAGGGGGGCAGTGATCCCGAGCTGCATCCCGAGCTACCCGCCCTCGTGGTGGAGCTCGCCCTCTACACCCACTGGCCTCGATCCGAGTTGCTCGCCTTGGAGGTGAGCGATCTGGTCGAGGCATTGACACTGGCACGGCGCTTATCGGCTGCGCCACCTGCATGAGGCAAGCCCATGAGCGCAGAGAAACCCGTACAGATCAGCATCGGCGCCACACTGGCCGCCTCACTGGGCGCGGCCGTGCGCGGCGCTCAGGCGCAGCTGGGCCAGCTGGGCTCCACCCTGTCGGAGCTGGGCAACAAACAGTCCGGCATCCGACAGCTGGAGACCATGCGGGCTCAGGCCGCAGATGCAGCGCGCACCATGCGCGCGGCGCAGCAAAGGGTGGCGGGGCTGGAGACCGGCATCGCTGGGCAAGAGGGCGCGGCCACAGCCAAGCAAACCAAAGAACTCGAGCGCGCCCGCAAAGCGGCCGAGCGTACAGAGCAGGCCTTTCGCCAGCAGCGCGCCGCCGTCGATGAGCTCTCCACCTCACTGCAACGTTCGGGCGTCAACACCCGCGCCATGGGTGCAGAGACTGCGCGCCTGGGCAGCCAGATGGAGACCTTGCGCGCGCGCACCGACTCCTTGACACGCGCCCAGCAAGCGCAGGCCGCCAACCTAGAGAACCGCGACGCCTACCGCGAGCAAGCCGTCGATGCCGTGGCGCTGGGCGCGGCGCTCTACGGCCTGCTGCAGCCCGCCATTGCGTTCGAGTCGGCCATGGCCGATGTGCGCAAGGTCGTCAACTTCGATGCGCCCGAGCAGTTTGCGCAGATGGGCCGCGACGTGCTCGTGATGTCCACCCGCATCCCCATGGCGGCCGAAGGCATCAGCGCCATCGTGGCGGCCGCAGGGCAGGCCGGCATCGCCCGCGAGGAGTTGCTGCGCTTTGCCGAAGATGCCGCCAAAATGGGCGTGGCCTTTGATTTGTCGGGCCAGCAAGCCGGCGCAGCCATGACGGGCTTGCGCTCCATCTTTGGTCTCACGCAAGACGAGGCGGTCAGCCTAGGCGATGCCATCAACTTCTTGTCCAACAACATGGATGCCAAGGCGTCCGACCTGCTGAACATCTCCAACCGGGCCGGATCGACGGCCAGAATGTTCGGCCTGTCCGGGGCGCAGCTGAACGCCCTGGGCGCATCCTTCTTGGCGCTCAAAACCTCACCCGAGGTGGCCGCCACCGGCATCAATGCGCTGCTCATGCGCCTAGCCACCGCCGACAGGCAGAGTGCCGACTTCCAGCAAAGCCTGCAAGACATCGGCCTATCTGCCACAGACATGAAGCAGATGATCGAGCAAGATGCCCAAGGCGCGCTCACCACCTTTTTGCAGCGCGTCAAGGAAGCACCCGATGTGATGGGCACCCTGTCCGATTTGTTCGGGCTGGAGTACGCCGACGACATCGCCAAGCTGGTGGGATCGCTGGGCACCTACGAGCGCGCCGTGGGGCTGGTGGCCGACCAGACCGCCTACGCAGGCTCGATGCAGCGCGAGTTCGAAGAGCGCTCCAACACCACGGCCAACAACCTGCTGCTGCTCAGGAACAACGTGAGCCGCCTAGGCATCAGCGTGGGCAGCGTGCTGCTGCCGACCCTGAACAGCATGGCCAGCGCGCTCATAGCCCCCATCAGCGCCCTGACCAGCCTGGCCGAGCGCTTTCCCTTCGTCACGCAGGTGGTGCTGGGCGCGGTCGGTGCTGTGATCGCGCTGCAAGTGGCCACCATTGCGCTCGGCTTTGCCTGGACGTTTGTGAGCGGGCCGTTTCTGGCTGCAGTCACCGCGTTTCATTCGGCCCGCGCCGGGCTGGCGCTGCTGCAAGTGCAGGCGGCGGCCACCGGGGCCAGCACGAACCTACTCGCCATCGCCTGGCAGCGCCTGCAAGTGAGCGCGCTCGGACTGGTGGCCAGCGTCAAGACTGCGGCCCTGGCCTTTTGGGCTATGCTGCCAGCCATTGGAGCCACCACAGCCGCCTTGCTGGCCAACCCGATTACCTGGATTGTGGTGGGCATCGGGGCCGCCGTGGCGGGCTTGGCCCTGGTGATACGCAAATACTGGGACCCGCTGGCCGCGTTTGTCGGCGGCGTGTTCGAGGGCATAAGCTCGGCCATGCAGCCCGCGCTTGCCAGCTTGGCCGCCGCGCTGGCACCGCTGGCACCCATAGGCAATGCCGTGGCGGGGGTCTTGGGCTTTATCGCCAGTGGCTTGCGCCAGGTCGTGGGCTGGATCGGGGCTTTGCTGGCACCGGTGACGCTCACCGCCGAGCAGTTCGACAGCATGACCACATCCGGCCAGACCCTGGGTGCGATGATCGGGGGCGTGCTGAGCGCGGCTTTCACCTTGCTGACAATGCCGCTGCGGGTAGTGGGCACGTTGGTAGGCTGGGTGATCGAGGGCTTTACCGCCCTGGTGTCCTTTGCGCCCTTGGCCCTCATCAGCGCCGCGTGGCAGCCGGTGGCAGACTTCATGACCGGGCTCTGGTCGGGCATCACCGCCATGGTGGCGCAAGCCATCAACTGGATTGCGGGCAAGATCGGCTGGGTGCTCAACGCCGGCAAGCAGGTGGGCGGCTGGATCGGCTCACTCACCGGGCGCGGCGGCGCAGCACCAGCGGCACCGACGGCACCCGCAGCGCCGCCAGCACTGGGAGCGCAGCGTCCACCCGCAGTGGGTGCGGCGTTTGCGCCAGCAGCAGCGGCACCAGGGCAAGCGCCAGCACAGCGTGCGCCAGCAGTAGGTGCTGCGCCTGCGCCAGCCGCACCAGCACCCGCCGCCCGCCCAGCGGGCATGCCAGCGCAGCCGGTGTCCGCGAGCGGCAAGACCGTCACCAACCACGTCACGATGACAGCGCCCATCACGGTCAACGCGCCGCCCGGCATGGACGCGCGCGAGATCGCCGCACTCATCGAGTCGCGCCTGCGCACGCTGTTGCGTGATACCACGCGCAGCCCTGCGGCAGCGATGCACGACTGAGCACCTCTGCCGTCTCCCGTTTGTTCTCTTCTTTGATTGACGAGGTGTGCCATGGCCGAAAGGGTAATGCTGGGCCTGGGCGAGTTTCGATTCGAGGTCGATGCGCTCGCCTACCAGACACTGTCATACAGCCAGTCCTGGCGCTGGCCAGAGCAGGCGCGCATCGGCCGCGACCCGGCCCTGCAGTTTGTTGGGCGCAACCTCGGCTCCATCGATCTCGATGGCGTGATCTACCCGAGCTTCAAGGGCGGCCTAGGCCAGATTGAAGCCATGCGGGCGCTAGCCAATGCAGGCAGGCCGCTGCAGTTGGTCGATGGCCTAGGGCGTATCTGGGGCGCGTGGGTGATCACAGAGATTGGCGACTCGCGCACCGTCTTTACCGAGGACGGCCAGCCGCGCAAGATCACGTTTCGCATTAATCTCAAAGCCTACGGGGGGGATCGACCATGAGCCGCAGCACAGGCGCTACGGTGCGCAGCCGCGATGGCGACGTACTCGACGACCTGGTCTGGCGGCACTACGGGCGCAGCGATTTGCTCGCCGCCGTGCTCCAGGCCAACCCGGCCCTAGCCCGGCTGCCGCCCGTCTTGCCAGCCGGGCTGCTGATCGAGCTGCCCGATCTGGCGCTGCCGCTGGCGGCGCCAGTGATCCGGCTGTGGTCTTGAGGAGACGCGCCCATGCAGCCCCTTTACCGCCTCTACGCCGACGATCAAGAGATCACCGCCGCCATACGTGACCGCCTCATCGAGCTGACCGTGATCAACGAAGCGGGCATCCAGTCCGATGAGCTCAAGCTCACGCTAGACGACCGCCGCCGCGAGGATGGCGCGATAGCCCAACTGCCGCGCATCGGCACGGTGCTCACCGTGTCGCTGGGCTATGCCGAGACCCGGCTGGTATCGCTTGGGCGCTACATCGTCGATGAGATCGAGATGCGCTCGCCACCGGCCACGCTCACCGTGTCGGCCAAGGCAGCCGATATGGTCGGGCCGTTTCGCAGCCCCAAGACCCGATCCTGGGACGCGACCACGCTGGGCCAGCTGGTGCAGACCATCGCCGCCGAGCACCAGTACCAGGCCCGGATCGACCCGCAGCTTGGCGCCATCGCCATTGCGCACCTGGATCAAACTGAAGAGTCCGACATGGCGCTGCTCACGCGGCTGGCCGCTAGGCACGATGCCGTGGCCAAGCCGGTAGATGGGCTTTTGGTGCTGGCCAAGATCGGCGCAGCCAAGAGCCTCACAGGCCAGGTGCTGCCCGTGCTGAGCCTGCGCGCCAGCGAGTTGGCCGATTGGCGCTACCGGCACTCAGCCCGCACGCCCGGCGGCAGCGGATCGACCAGCGAGCGCGATACACAAAAGCCGCCCACCACCGCCGCCGGCGGCGCACGCGCCTACTGGTGGGACACCGAGCAAGGCCAGCGCCGCGCAGTGACTGCAGGCCAAGCGCCGTTTGAGGAGATCCGCTATGTACACGCCAGCGAAGCCGAGGCCCGAGCGGCCGCTGACACGCGCAAAGCAAGCGGCGAGCGCGGCCAGGGCGAGCTCACCTTCAGTTTGCCCGGTGACCCGCTGCTGGCGGCCGAGGGCAGGCTATCGATTGATCTGCGCCCAGGCATACCCACAGACTGGCGCATCAAGCGCGCCGAGCACCGCATCAGCGACCAAGGCTACACGACCCAGGTCGATTGCGAGCGCAGCAGCACCGCAGCCACCAACCACACCCGCACCGAAAGCAAACCATGATCGAACCTCCCGCACCACCATCCGAGCGGCGCATCGAATCGCACGCACTGGCCGAGCGCGTGGATGCGCTCAAGTCCACTGTTGACGACCTGAAATTCGAGATGAAAGAGCTCGTAAAAATCATTTCACACCTGGCTCGCATAGACGAGCGCCAGATGCAATCCACAGCCACCACCGATCGGCTGGCATCTGAAATGGACGAGATGCGCAAAGAACTGGACGCGCTGCGCCAGCTTGCGCCCACCAACGCCCAGACCGCCGTCTGGTTTGAGCGTGCAGTCATTGCGGCAGCCGCCGCAGCACTGATGTTTATGGCAAAACAAACGGGATTGATGTGATCATGGACTGGAAACAATATCCAAACTTCAGCGCGGCCGAGTTCAACTGCCGCCACACCGGGCAAAACCACATGACGGCGGAGTTCATGGCCCGTCTGCAGGCCCTGCGCACCGAGTATGGGCGGCCCATACGCATCACCAGCGGCTACCGGCACCCCACGCACCCGGTAGAGGCGCGCAAGGGCCACTCCAACGGCGAGCACACCCGGGGCACGTGCGCCGACATTGCCTGCGCAACGGGTGCCGAGCGCTTCGCCCTGGTGCAGCTCGCCCTCAAGCATGGCTTTCACCGCATCGGCATAGCCAGCAGCTTCTTGCACCTGGGCCTGGGCGGCCCCGGCCTGCCTTCGCAGGTCATCTGGGAATACTCATGAAAGAGGTGCCGTGATGCCACTTGCCACCCTTGCACCCGGCCTGCTCGAAGTGGGCGGCCGTTTGATCGACCGCTTGGTGCCCGACCCGGCCGAGCGCGAAAAAGCCAAGCTCGCCTTGCTGCAAGCCGAAGGTCAACTGGCGCTGCAGGAGATGCAGACCAGCCTGTCGGCGATCATGGCCGAGGCCAGTTCGGCCGACCCTTGGACGAGCCGGGCGCGGCCGACCTTCCTTTACGTCATGTACGGCGTGATCCTGCTGTGTGTGCTGGGTGCCATCATCGGCATCTGGTGGCCCGCGCACGTGTTCCAGGCTGCCGAGAACCTGGGCAAGCTGCTAAACGCCATTCCAGAGAGCCTTTGGTGGCTTTTTGGTGCGGGCTACCTGGGCTACACCGGTGCGCGCAGCGTGGACAAG